GTGTGCGTGCTTGTGATTCGTGCGTCCATTTGATCCACATCTGGTGTGTAGATCCACAAGACTCCATGCCACTTGCGAACCCAGAGTTGATCATCTGAATAGCTGACCAAGCGAATGTCACCATCCGCAAGGTTTCCATCACACCATTCAAAATATTCAATCAACGCATCCGGGCCTCCATGCATCCACGAAAATCCAATTGCTGATGAGCTGGTGGGATGCAATTTCCACCCCGAAGGGAGCTGCACCAAACCAGGACAATTAAAATGAACTGAACTTGGGGACACAAGAAAGGGAACAATACTCGCAGTCATCGGTTTTGCCAACAACTGGAAGACATGGGCCACCACACAATTAAGACAATTGTAGGGGCGGGCCTTTCTTTGGCCATTTTGTGCGGACATGCACTTTGATTCGTAAAGTTCCACCTTGGCCTTCTGGGTGAAAACAAACCAAACTGGATGGTCTCTCAACAATTGCAACACCCCACCTGGGCCTTGTCTTAAGGCTTCCAAAATGGCATCGTACATCTGACGATACCCAATGGGGTTGGTCTCACTCAATTGTTGACGAGAAATTTCATAGGGCAGTCCTGACCCTCCATCCATATTCAAAGGGATATCTCCCAACACCTCCATGGGTTTTGCCCGACGAAACTGCAGTTTCCAGTGTTCACACAAGCGCACGTTGAGGGGCATCCACTCAACGAGGCGTGTACACAGAACCAGAGAATCGGGCAAAGCGCATGGAATGATGGAATAATATTTGGTGAACCGATCCAAAACACAGGACCAATCCCCATTCCCTTTATAAAACCCTGACGTCATTTGTAGCGTATGGTAAACCTCCAGTTTTTCCTCTTGCGACAAGTGTTTTGTGTTCAAGGCGCCCTTGGTGTGGGCCCAGCCAAACCCGTAAACGCCAAAATTTGCGGGCATTGTTCGTGCAGTGATCTGGGCCTGGGGCGACTTATCTTCCAACCCATGCATCTTGGATTCTTTCAGCCAAGTGAAACTTTGCCCAACCTGCACGGTTGGGGAGTTTAAAGCGTTTACTCTTTGATTGACCATCTGCAAGAAATTGACTGCGTTCATAAATGGCCGCACCGGACATGGTAGGTCTGGAGGTTTGGACAAGTCCAAAAAGACCGGGGCAGCAGGCACACTGGCCACTTGAACCCCTGCGGATTC